TTTTCCCCTCGGTTCCGTTGCGTATCCAAAGCAACTGGGGAACACCAAAAGATCTTAAGAGCACATACTGGGGTGCCTGGACAGGCAGAAGTGCAACGGACACACTGTTCAATGACTCTATTCGTGATATGATCAAGGGCAGAGTCAAAGGACTTCAGACTAGCCCTGCTGCTATGCATGACTTGCAGTTCAGTCCTCAGCAGAAAGGTGCAGTTAACGACCCATTGGTTATTGCCTGGCACTTTACTCTTGATGACGTGTCCGGCTCGGTGGCCGAGGGCTATGAATTCGTCTCAGGCTCACGCCAGGGCGAGGACCAAGGATCTAACGTGCAGAGTGTGACCGCAGCTAGTGCCTCTTACTCGGGTGCATTGGAAGCTGGACTGGATCGATTCACGACAGTTCTCCACGGTGGCTATGAAGGGTTTGACGTCCAAGAGAAAGATCCCTTCCGTAACACCGGATTCAACACGGCTAACGATGAAAAGCAGTCTTATCAGCTACACACGCTGCGTAGGGCAATTAACATCGTGTCCGATAAGGAAGATTCACAATATAATGTGATCACATTGCCGGGAATCATACAAAACAATGTAACTGAGCATCTTCTTGATGTTGTTGAGGAGCGTGCGGATGCATTAGCTATTATCGACATTGATAATATCTATACGCCGGACACTGAGAACACCGAGAGTGTTGCCGACAGAAATGCCTCCACAGTGAAGCAAGCTGTTGACACACTTAGAGACAGAAATCTTAACAATAGCTACGGCGCTGCATATGCACCGTGGGTGCGTATCAGAGATTCCGTTAACCAAAGAACTCTTTGGGCTCCGCCATCGGTGGCCGCTCTGGGTGTTCTTTCTACCACGGACAATAATCAAGGTCCTTGGTTCGCTCCCGCTGGGTTTACCAGAGGTGGACTGACTGAGGGTGCTGCTGGTATCCCGGTCCTTGATGTGTCAAGAAAATACACTCAAGACCAACGTGATGATCTTTACGAGGCGAACATTAATCCAATCGCTAAGTTCCCTGCTGAAGGAATTGTTGTCTTCGGACAGAAAACACTTCAACAGACACGCTC